CACCTGTGCCCATTAACTGGATTTTAAGGTTGCTGTATGTGCTAGCCATCTTCGTTCCTTACGCCGGGATTTGAACCCAATTTGGGGTCTGGCTATCGCTAACCGCTACCCATCCGCCCGTCTGTGTGTCGTTTACTGCCACCCAACTAGGTGTTTGATTATCGTTTACCGCCGCCCACGTTACTGTGTTACCGTCGTTTACTGCCACCCAGTTTGGAGTCTGGTTATCATTAATCTGCCCCCAAACAAGGACATTAGATATCAGACCCGATGCCTGTACGCCAGTAAGAGTTACATTTGATTTACTGGCAATTGTTACAGTGCCAATAGACCCGGTAGCTGAAACGCCTGTAAGGGTCACGTCTACGGGAAGCGCAACAAAAACCGTGCCAAGAGACCCAGCAGCCGAGACCCCAGTGAGGGTTACGTTTGCAAGCGCCTGAGTAGTAGCTGTACCAATATCCCCGGTGGCCGAAACGCCCGTGAGAGTGGTATTAGCCTTAGCTGCGACTGTAGCAGTACCCAGCGAGCCAGCAGCCGAGACGCCTGTGAGGGTTACACTAGCGGTACCTGTAGTAGTAAGGGTACCTACAGACCCAGTAGCCGAGACGCCTGTAAGAGTGGTGTTAGCCTTAGCTGCGACTGTAGCAGTACCCAGCGAGCCAGCAGCCGAGACGCCTGTGGGGGTTACACTAGCGGTACCTGTAGTAGTAAGGGTACCTACAGACCCAGCAGCCGAGACGCCTGTGAGAGTTATGTTAGCTTTGGCAACTGTGGTAGCTGTGCCTAACGAGCCAGCAGCCGAAACGCCGGTAAGGGTTGCGTTTACAAAAACCCCAACAAAAACCGTGCCAAGAGAGCCAGCAGCCGAGACGCCCGTGAGGGTTAGACTAGTCCCTTGTTGAACTCCAGCAGTACCTATGGAGCCAGCAGCCGAGACGCCTGTGAGAGTTACGTTAGCTAGTGCTCGGAATGTAACCGTACCCAGAGAGCTAGCAGCCGAGACCCCGGTGAGTGTTACGTTAGCCTTAGATGCAACTGTAGCTGTGCCTAACGAGCCAGCAGCCGAGACGCCTGTAAGAGTGGTGTTAGCCTTAGCTCGGACTGTAGCTGTACCCACAGACCCAGCAGCCGAGACCCCTGTGAGAGTTACGTTAGCTAGTGCTCGGAATGTAACCGTACCCAGAGAGCTAGCAGCCGAGACGCCTGTGAGGGTTACGTTAGCCTTAGATGCAACTGTAGCTGTGCCTACGGAGCCAGCAGCCGAGACCCCGGTGAGTGTTACGTTAGCCTTAGCTCGGACTGTAGCCGTACCCAGAGAGCCAGCAGCCGAGACCCCTGTGAGAGTTACGTTAGCTAGTGCTCGGAATGTAACCGTACCCAGAGAGCTAGCAGCCGAGACCCCGGTGAGTGTTACGTTAGCCTTAGATGCAACTGTAGCTGTGCCTACGGAGCCAGCAGCCGAGACGCCCGTAACTGATACGCTAGCGGTAGCGATTTCGCCCGCGAAGGAGGTAGTGGCAAAGGGAGAAAAACCGAACATGTAGTCTCCCTCCCCTAACTAGAGTTATTTACCCTCGCACAGGGCTACCCAGCGCGAATTGTGAGCCTCCACTTGCCTTACCGTATCCGGAGTATCTTTGGTAGTGTCGTAAGTGATGGGCTTGGCAATGCGGCAGTAGCTACTTGCTACGGGAACGGTCGAAGCGGTTACGCAGCCGCTCATCGCGGGCAGGATCAGGCACAGCAATGGCGGCGTCAGCCACTTCAACTTGCCGGTTAAGCTCATCGTTCGCTTCCTTTATGGTTTGCTGACGCCCCCGCTCTTCCAACTTGCCGTCCCTAAATATGCCAAGTAGCTTATCTAGAAACGCAAACAGGGACGTCAGCAGACGGAGCATTAGGCTGTCTTTTCTGCCATAAGGACAGCGGCAAGGGCCGCAGCGGCAGCCACAAATGTGGTAACAGCCGTGTACAGCGGGGCGGAAACACCCACCGCGAGCGCGAGGCCAGCAAAGCCAGCGTACGTCGAAGGTTCCTTAAGCCGGGTTACAATTGCGTTCAACATAGTCAGTCTCCTGTTTCAGCGAGCCAAGCCTTGACGTCAAAGCTGGGGCAGGCTTTCTTAACCCCCGGCCAGTCGCGGTGTCCGCGAATGATAATGCCGGGGTAGCGCTCCTTGTACGTCCGAATGAGCGTAAGGAGCGATTTCTTCTGCGCGGGTGTGCGCGTGTCCTTCGGGTTGAGGTTCTTATCTACGCCGCCGATGTAGCATATGCCGATATTGCCGGTGTTCTTCCCGCCGACGTGTGCACCTTTCTGGTCGTCCTTGAGCGTCTGGTGCGTGGAGCCACCTAGCTCAATCACCCAGTGATACGAGGTCTGGCCGAACTTGGCCTTGTCCCACTGCGTGATCTGCTCGTGCGTTACGTCTCTACCTTCCGGCGTTGCCGCGCAGTGGACAGTGAGATACTTAACAGGCCCGAGTTTAGCCATCATTCAATCCAAGGCAACGGGGGGCGTCACGACTGGTGGGTCGATCTGGTTCTCAATCTGGGTTGCTACGTTGGCTTCGAGTTCCACAACTTCGGTTTCGGTTTCGGTGAGGTCTGCGTGTGCACTCCAAGGCAGCGGGGGCGTCACGATTGGTGGGTTGATCTGGTTTTCGAGTTGGGTTGCCACGTTGGCTTCAAGTTCCGCGACTGCATCGCTGCCAAGGGCGTCCTGCACCCACCCCACAACTTCGGTTTCGGTGAGGTCTGCGTATGCGGTAAAAGGTTTGTCAGGGTCCAGCGTCACTCCCGCAGACCCGTAACTGCTGGTCGAGTAGGTTCCATCGGTTGCAGTCAGCGTCCAGTGCGCGGTCGAAACGACATCGGCGTTGCCGCCCAGTTCTGGGTAGCAGTCCAGTCGCACTATCGCCCAAGTGTTAGTTATGGTCATCATTCAATCCTTTATGTGTACGCAAACACGACTTCGCCGCGCGCACCGACGCCTGAAGTGGTGACACCACTACCATTACCGCCACCACCCGGAGCTACGCTCGCTGCCGCGCCAGATGCTGCCGCACCCCCGGCGGGTATTCCACCAGCAGAACCCGAAGTGTTGGTAGTGCCTCCCGACGCGGTTCCGCCAGCGCTAACATCGGCAAATAGCCCCCCCTGACCGCCGCCACCAGACATACTCAACGCCCCACCCGAGGGTGTGCCCGATACTGTGGACGCCGCACCGTTGGTACCAGCGGTATAAACTCCCGGCGAATAAAAGCCCGCGACTTGCGGGGCGACCGTGTACGTAAATGTGTTTCCGCCGATAACTGCGGTAGTCTTTACCGCCCTACCGGAGCCGCCCCCGCCGCCAGCAACCCCATATGTGTCTTCAAAGGAACCTGAACCGCCTGCGCCGTCAACCGTAATGGCGCAACTGGTTGCTCCCGTAGGCACAGTCTCCGTGGCCGCTGTGCCGGTTGTGTAGGTGCGGGTGACGGGGGTAAAACTTGCGCCTGTCGCCAACAGACCCCCAAAAATACCAGTCATTAGGTCACCCCCGCCCCAGAGGCGACCCACGTAGTAGAAGCCACTTTGACCAGTGTAGCAAGGCCGCGTTGGGCCAGTGTACGCGATCCGGTAGTGGCCGTACCCGCAAGGTATATAGTGTCGGTCGTAATGCTAATCGTCTGGTTTGACGCGCTGTTGTTGTACACAATTACTGTAGAGCCAGTAGGGAACGCCACCGATGAGTTTGCCGGGATCACGATACCACCAGTAGTAGTATTCACCATCTTACCCATGTCAGTGAGCGCAAGCGTGTAGGACGCCGTTTGGCTGTTCTGGGGTAGGCCTTTGTAACCTACGGCGTCTACTAAAGCTGCCGAGGTGATGCCACCGCCCGTCAGGACGCGGAACTGTTCTACCTGTGAGCCAGTCTTAAAGATAATCGCGTCAGACGTACCCGCGCCTGAAGTGCTTTGGAGCGTAAGGGTGGACGAAACTGCTGTGCCGCCGCTCTGAAGGGGGGTGGTGAGGCTGGTAGAGCCAGATATCGTGGTGAAAGCGCCTGTGCTTGTCGTTGTAGCACCAATGGACATATTGTTGATTGTGCCAGCAGTAGCGGGACTGATGGTTACTACGCCTGTGCCAGTAGGTGATAGCACTACGTTGGCGCTTGCCGGTGAAAGAGTAACTGCGCCACTTGCTGTCAGCGTTGTAAATGCGCCTGTGCTTGTCGTTGTTGCGCCAATGGACATACGGTTAATGGTGCCAGCAGTAGCGGGACTGATGGTTACTACGCCTGTGCCAGTAGGCGACAACACTACGTTAAGGTTGGCAGGGCTAAGGGCCACTGCGCCAGTAGCGGTCAGCGTTGTAAAAGTTCCGGCAGCAGCAGCCGTACCGCCGATGGCGGGGGGCGAGGCGAGGTAAGTGCTGAAGCCAGTGCCGCTGACGGTCGAAGACGCTGCAAGTGTGGTAAATGCGCCTGTGCTTGTCGTTGTAGCGCCGATGGACATATTGTTGATTGTGCCAGCGGTAGCTGGACTGATGGTCACAACACCAGTGCCGGTGGGTGACATAACCACGTTAGCGCTTGCCGGTGAAAGAGTAACTGCGCCACTTGCTGTCAGCGTTGTAAATGCGCCTGTGCTTGTCGTTGTCGCGCCAATGGACATGCGGTTAATGGTGCCAGCAGTAGCGGGACTGATGGTTACTACGCCTGTGCCAGTAGGTGATAGCACTACGTTGGCGTTTGCCGGTGAAAGAGTAACTGCGGCGGACGCACCGAGTGTGGTAAATAAGCCTGCTGCTGCTGTGGTGGCCCCCACGGTGCCGTTGATATTGATCGAGGCTGTACCCGTGAGGTTGGTGACTGTGCCGCTTGCGGGTACGCCCAGTGCCGTCGCGTTGCCAGATGCGTCCAGATTAACCGACTTCTCAGCCGGGTAGGTAGCAAAGACATTCGAGGTGCCAGCCAGCGTAATTTTAGTCGTGCCGCCCGCACTGGACGAAAGAACAGTGGTACGTGCCAGCGTCGTACCCGAGAGCGTGTAGGTGCCGACGCCGACTTCCCAATTCACGCCGCTGGTGATCGTGTAGTAGGTCGTGTTGGTGTTACCGATAGCCGCAAACGACTGAAACCCACTAACAGCGCCAGCAAGAGTTATCGTGCCGGTGCCGGTAGTGGTGGTCGTTTCCTGTACTCGGTTAGCGAGAACCAAGGCCATTAGGAAATCCTGATGATAGCCGCAGTATTAGAGGCTGTCGGGAAGATGATGGTGAAGTCACCCGCCGTCGAGGTCTTATCCGCGCCAAAATCCAACGCGGCCACGGCAGCGTTAGTCAGTGTGGTGTTCGCCGTACCGTTAGCCGAAGGCGTGGTGTTGTAGATCAGCGCGCCGCGAGCCGTAACCGTAGCGTTCGTAAACGTCAGGTTGCTGAAAGTCGTAAAACCTGTACCCGCTGAAGTCGAGGTGTTCGAAGCAGTCACGCCGCCATTAGTCAGTGTGCCGCCACCAGCAGTGTAGTTTGTGCCCGAGGCTTCGTTGGTAGCCGTATAGGCAGTCGTGTTGGCGTCAATTGTAGCCGACGAGGTGTACATCGCCAACTTAAAGGTGTCGCCACCAGTGCTACGGAAGTCGTGCACAGCTAGCAGTATCTCAGCCTTAAAGCTGGTCGTCATTGATTGTGTAATAGCCATCGTAAGTCTCCTAGATATCCATGAGTTTCACAAGCTCAGGAAACCCAGCTTTAGTAAACTTGGCTGCCAGAGTTACGTTACGCGAGCGCATGGCCTCACGCATGAAGTAAATAAGCACTTCGCGCAAGTTTTCTTGAAAAGCGCGGGCCTGATCTGCGATCACTGGGGGTGCGTTATCGCCTACGTTAATGATCTGATTAAGAGCACGTTCCGCAAGTTCTTCAGCCGAAAAGCCACGACCGCTAGTGGTCATAACCTGCACAGTGCCGACAGCCGTTTCGAGTTCAGCAATCATCGTACGGGATACCTAACTTGAGGTGTACGGTACATATCCTGCCTATTTTTACCTTCACCAAGCTGTTTAAGCATACCCATAGCCTCGTCGTAACGCTTCTGGTATCCAGCGATAACGTCGGCTTCACCCTTCATAAACGTATAGGCTTCTAGCAACGAGCCATAGAGCAAGACACTATCGAAGTTATCGCCAAGCCATGACGTGCTCGCAGAAACAATAGACTGCGGGTAGTAGAAGTAGTGCAGTTCGACTGAGTAGTTTGCGTCCGGCGTCGGGCCGAGAATATACGAGTTCTGGTCAAAGAACGAGTAATGGGTAGGAATACCTGTATCGGTTGGGCTAGGAAACGACTCACGGATGAAGTTCACATCTTTGTTGAGCAGGTAGCTGTAATCACCGTCGCCATCAATTACTGCTAGAGAGAAGTTTGCTAACCAATCAGACGGTACCGAAAGGTACTTATTTCCTGATGTTACGTTGCCGGTCACGTTCTTACGGAGGTCCAGCATCTGGACGGAGTTAAATACACGCTGCTCTGCTTCTTGGATAAAGGTATCTACCTGTTCAGTAGACGTCAGACCACCAGACCCCGCCGTGTCCGGGAAGTCATTCTCGGTGTAAGCCTTGATGGTCGAAACAAGAGTAGCGTAGTTCATGGGTTACCCCATCTTCGTGCTGCTGCTGTTCCCACGGGTGGTGTTCTTAGTACCACGGGTACGCAGCGTCTGGGTGTTGGCAATCTTGTTCGGATAGCCGTTATTACCAAGACTAATCTCGGTACCACCGGACATATTGTGAGGGGGCGCGTAGACGCTGGCAGGACCAACCTCGTTGCCACCTTTTTTCATGCTGAACTTAGCCATTTTTCACCACCTTTACTGGGTTCTGTTTGATGGACTTCCCAGACTTCTGGTTAGCGATCTTAGCAAGGTTGCGCCCCAGCTTCCGCATCTGCTCGTTAGTCTTACCACCCTTAGCCATAACCTACTCCTACGTTTGTACCGTGACGTTTCCTACTGCACCATTGCCTTGTAGCGTATTTACAAGCCCAGATAAACCTAAAGGATTGCTAAGCCCTACAGGGTTCCAGCCCCAGTAAATCATACGGCTACCTTCACTCGGCGTACCAAAGGCTAGCACGTTAGAACTAGGAACCTCGCCCTGCGTCTTTATCTTAAGCCCGGTCATACCTGCTTGGTAGTGGCTGACGTCTGGGCGCGGGTTACGGAGCGCCTGCGGGTCATCGACAGGATACATACCCAACTGAAGCTGAGGTTGATCTGGTTCCCAGCACGTGGGGCACACAAGAATATTGGTGCTTTTGGTCTTGATGGTAAGCTTCTTAAGCTGCTTAAGTTTGTACCGAAAGCCACAGCGATCACATTCCGCAATGGCCCGCTTACCTGAGGCATACGGATTAGGCATCGTATCCTCCTAGGTAAACGACATGCGCGGAGCGATCCGCAACGGAGCCTTCTCGCGGTCTTCGTCAGCAGCCTGCTGCCACGCTTCATCGTACATAGCTTTGAGCATCGGCGTACGTTCCATAGCGCCGGGTACCTTGAGCGACAAGTAGTACGCCAGCCCAGCAACCATGCACGGTAGGAAACGGAACGGGATGTCCTGCGTGTTAACGCCGTTACCAGCGTCCTGAAGGCGGCGCAGCCGGTAGTAGAAGAAGGTGTAATAGTTGCTCTGGTCCGGGGCTGGCCACACATTAATCTGCGGGTAGGCTACACCTGACGTCGGCTCCGTCGCGCCTGACTGCCGGTTGATCCACACTTGGATAGGACGCCCTTGGGCATTTTTGTTCGGGATCGTGATGTACGTGTCGGCGCTAATACGGTTGATGTTAATATCAAGCTGGTTTGAAGATGTACCGGCGTTTGTACGGATAACCTGTTCAAGTAGGTCAATCGTGTCTGCTGGCAAGTCGTAAACAATCTGCCCCTGCACCATAGCAATGGAGCCTTCTTCGATAGTCCAGAGATTAATACCCCGGTTAGCCCACTCAATAGTAAGCAGGTTCAAGCTGCGCCGTGCAGTACGTAAGTCGTAACCTGTACGAAGCTCAGCACCACACCGCTCAAATGCCTCTTCTACGAGGTTGTTGAGGTCCAGATTAAAGGATGTGGTACCGGTTGTAGTCATTACTTCTTCTTCATCTTCTTGCCGGGAATGCTTCCGCCCTTCTTAGCGTAACCCATCTTATTGCGCACAGCCGTAGGCAGCTTAGCTAGCCCCGGCGTAGACTTTTTATCGACTGGTTTGAGCGCCATTACCTGAACCCCTTCGTCTTATTTGCTACGGTCTTAGGCTGTTTAACGAACTGCTTGCCCTTGGCTTTGCCTTCTCGCTTGGCCTTGGTCGTCGCTGCATACTCCGCAGAAGATAGAGACTTTATGGCTTTCTCGGGTAGGTAGCGCTCGCCCGTTGCCTTGGACCCCTGCGTCGATGGCTTACCACTTTTGGTCCGCCACTTCTGCTCAGTCCAAGACTTCAAGCTTTGCTGGGATTTAGCAAGTCCGCTCACTTGTAGCCACCACCTCTAGCTTTATACTGCTTAGCCATCATCTGAGCTTTTCTCGCGGACCATTGGCCCGGAGCGCCGCCCTTGCCACCAGCTTTGATGGAGTTGAAGATAGACTTACGCATACCGGGTTTGGTGTAATTTCCAGCCTCGTTAACCTTAGACTCACCGCCCGCAGCCATGCCTTTGGGCATCTTGGACTTTTCTATAGCCCCCATACCGCGAGACGGACGCATTAGTGGGTTTTCCCGCCATGCTTGTAACCAGCCATGCCGCCCATTGCCATCATCTTGCCCTTGGTCTTACCCTTGATAGCAACACCGTCGATGGAGCCGCCCTTAGCCATCTTCTTCATAGCGCGGCCTTTTGTGTCTGCTGACTTCTTCATCATTGCAGCGCCAAACTTAGTTGCCGCGAATGGCTTAGCCTTAGCTTTGCCACCCTTCTTCATGCCCGGAGCGCCGCCCATTGGGGCCGCAGGAGCCATAGGAGCGGAGGGAGCCGAGGGCATAGGGGCTTCAGCACCGCGAGCAGCCATAGCACGACCCATACGATCTTTCAGCATGGCCACAGCCATCATGGCTTTACCTTTAGCCATAGCCTTATTTTTAGCCGTAGCCTTGCCTTTAGCGCTGCCGCCCTTAGCCATACCCATGCTACCCATAGCATCGGAGGTAGGCATCTGCTTAACAACGCCGCCCGCTGCGTAGCGTTTGGTATTTTTCATTACGCCAGACTCACCGGCTTCCTCTTTTTGTATACGTGAGTGACGATCTAGATCACGCTGCGTAACAGGCGGAGCAGGGCGGGCTTTATCCCGCGCAGCGGTGTCTCGCTTGGCTTTATCTAGGTCGATACGGATAGGATACTCAGCCTTACCGCCATCGCGGAACTTCATGACCTTTTTATGCATCATCTCGAAATCCTTACCTACTGACGGTACTATACCATCTTTCCTTTGGTCTTACCACGAATAGCGCAACCATCAGCGCGGGTTGAAATAGAGCCACCTGTGGCGAGCTTTGTCTTGGGCTTACCTTTGTGCATATTGGCCTCGTGCTTATGGACCGCACCTGCGATCATAGCCTTGTCCTGCTTGGCGTCGTCCTTATCCATTTCTTTTTCCTAACCAGCCTTGAACCGTCTTAGTCTCGTAGATACGAATAGTCGTCCATATAATGGTAAATACTGCCGCAACAGCAGGAAGCCAATTCATAATAGTCCCTAACACCGTAACAAGTGACAGCGCATCTATCATATATTTAGTGCTCTCAGGAGTACTATCCATGTCAGCAGTCCCACTTACGGAGAGAAAGGGCTTTACGTGTCGGGCGACCTTTTTCGTCTTTCATAGGACCGGGCATACCTGACATACGGGCGCAAAAGCTTTTACGGCGGGCGGCTGACTTGGGCGACTTCGCGGCTTGCTTCGCACTAACCGGAGGCTTAATATTCTGCCCTTGCGCTTTTAACGACGCACGGCCTTTGGCGTTCAAGCCACCCGTAGGGTCTTTGCCTTCCTTGCGTGTCCAAGCAGGCGTCTTGGCCATCAGACGAACCGCCCCTTGGTTTTGCCCTTGGTAGCGCAGCCATCGGCGCGCTTGGAGGCAGTTGAGCCACCCTTGGCCATTTTCTTGACCTTGCCACCCTCTTTGAAATTAAAGCGGCCAGTGGCACCGTAGGCTGTCGGAGTACGTGCGCCGACGAGGTTACCCAGAGCAGACTGAGGCTGCGTAATAACCGCAGGAGTGAACCGAGAGCCACTAGAGGCAACTGACGCGGGCATATTTAAAGACGGCATACGCTGGTTTGCAGCGCCACCACCGCCAACGGAGCCACGATTACCGCCGCCGCCACTAGAAGGCATACTATACTGCACGTTGGCGAGGCCACCACCGCCGCCATCCTTCGCTAGTTCCTTTTTAGCTTTATCGGTCGTCATTGCCATCACGCAGCATCCTTCTTCGAAGGCACGATCATCGGATACAAGATGTCCTTGCCAAAGTTGCCTACATACTCCTGCACACCCATGTGCCCGAGAGTGATCGTCGGGTCGATCCAGACCTCAAACCCAAGCTCGCGGGTGCGGTCGCAGAACAGGAAGTCCTCGCCCATGTAGCCCTCGTCGGTTACCTTGAAGTCGAACATAGCGTTAAGCTCGCGTTCGCTGCGCTTATCGTAGTAGGACCACTCAGGGTGGGCTTCTACCATCTTCTCGAAGACATCCCGGCGAACCACCATAAAGGCAGTAGCCACACGGGTAGCGCGGACGAGACCCATACGGTCCATCGTCAGTTCGCCGTTCTCGTCGTAGTCCATATCGGCAATATAAACTGTTTTGCTATCCCGTGTGCGGGGTACGCCAGCGACGATGCCCTTCTTAGGGTCCGAACTCCAAGCCATCAGCCGGAAGATATCGGCAGCTTCAAAGTTAATGTCCGAGTCGATGAAGATCAGGTCGGTGCAGTCGGACTCCAGCATGTCCTTCGCCAGCAAGTTGCGGGCACGAGAAACAACCGAGCATCCGCAGATGCTGCCTATCTGGACTGTAACGCCGTGCTGCGGGGCTTGCTGGCAGAACTGCGCCAGAGACACCGCTAACTTTAGCGACACCTTAAAATCATACGCGGGTAGGGCAATGAATAAGCTCCTACCCGCTAGATCGTAGTTTTTCTCACCCTGCATAATTCACCCATAGAAAAGGACGGTGGAGGTCGTATTAGTGACCGTGCCGTACGCCCCACCAGCAATAAGGATGCCCTCACCCGGAAGAATGAGGTACACGTTACCTGCGGACGCCAGTGTTGGGGTGTTGAGGGTGAGAACCGTCTCTCCCCCGCTACCGTCCGAGATAACAACCGAGCCTGCGCCCGCGCTGCACACGGCATAAATAGCCTTGATACGGGCGCGGGACAGGTTGCTGTTGTTCTGGTCTACAAACGCCCCGGTAGCCGTAAGCGGTTTTGAGGCTTTGACGTCGTATTGCATAGCCATTAGCTATCTCCTTAAAGAGGTTAAACCCTACTTAGGAGTCAGCGAACGGAGTAGCCAGCGTACCCGAGCCGATCAGGACACCCTGAACAAGATACTTGTTCGCCGCGACAGCCACAACGGTGATGTACGAACCCGCAATACCACCAGTGGTCGTGCCTGCCATACTGATAACGTCGTTCGAAGAACCATTCGGGACAAAAGTAGCTGTACCGCCCGCAGTAAGGACGGCATCCTTACCTGAAATGAGGCCACCAACAAAGAGATCGCCCGGAGTGCTGCTGGTCGTACGAATCTTAATTGCGGTAGCAGTCGTAGCAATGAAGAACGTGTACACGACACCTTGGTTGTTCAGCGTGTTCGGATCAGAACCCGGACCCGAGGTAGCCGGGTCGGCAGTGACATTGACCGCAGGAAGCGTGATCGTGGTGGTGGCCACGTTGACGAAGATGAGACGACCGCCGTGGGTGGCGGGATCAACCGTCAGCGTAGCGGCGGTGAGGGGTACAACAGTACCCGGACCCTGCGTGTAGAGGCCGTTCAACGAGCGAACGGGACCCTGAAAAGTGGACTGACCCATAATATATCTCCGTGTAGTAGCACATCACTGCATCGTCTCTACTACGTCTGCTAGGCCAGTCGATGCAGTTATAATCCTAGACGTACATACAAGTATACATACCCCAAAGAAAAAGGGAAGGGGTTTAACGCCCTTCCCTTCCCCTGTTTCCTAAGCGAGCCTAGGAAGCGTTAGGCACCAGCCGAACCGAACATGCCCAGCGGGTCGCTGAAGCCGAAGCTGTAGCGTTCGCGAGACTTGTAACGGACGTTTCCGGTATCGAAGTCTCCATCCATTCCGTTAGACAACGGGGTACGGATAAAGTGCTTCATACCGTTAGGAACGTCGGTCGTCAGGAACCAAGCATCCGGATCGGTCAGGAAGTGGTTAACAGTGTAACCCTCCGGAATCGAGCCGTTGTTCTTGAGCGCGTTGATGTCGTTGTCCGACGTACCGACACGGAGTTCCGTCTCAAGCAAGCGGGTTGCAACAAACATATTCGAGGGCGCAATAACCAGCTTGCGCGGCTTCGCCGCGATCAGCAGGCCTCGTTCATCAGTCCACGCTGCAATCTGAATAACGGCGGCTTCAAGAGAAGTCTCGTTAAGATCAGCTGCAGTTGTAGGGATGTTCGAGTTAACGCCACCAGAGACGAGCGGATGTGAAGCCGAGAACAGCGGCTGACCGTCACCACCGGGATAGGCAGTGTCGAAGCCATTGTTCAAGACCGCAGCACCCTTAGTCTGCTTGGTGTACGACATCGCACGAGCAAGAGCCTTAGTATAACGAGCCGAGAGGCTGTCATACAGGTTGTCTTCAATCGCTTCTTCCGTGAGCGAGAACCCGAGGGCAATCGTTTCATGGTTGTAGCGAGCAGTGAAGACTTCTTGTCCGTTATCATAAGCGATAGCCGAACCTTCGTTCTTAACCGGAGCAGCCGAGAAGCCCGACAGCTTGGTTTCTTCTTCGAAAGAACGCTCCGAGGTTTCAGTCTCGAAGATTTCTTTATGCTCTTCACCGTAACGGCTGTATTCCAGACCGAACAAGGCGTTCAGACCGGGAAGCAGTTCTTTGAGGAGCTGTGCGCGTGAAATTGCCATTTTAAATTACTCCTCAGATGCCGGTGGGCTGCAGATACTGATGCCCGCCAACAGAGTTGCTGGTTGGCGCGTTCCACTTAACGACGACTTCCGTATAGGAACCCGACGCTGACTGGGTTTCAGCGATAACATCCACAATACGGATGGGGAACGTAGCTGTAGTGCCAGTTCCGTCATCAATGGCGACCTTGGAGTTACCCGTAATGGTCGATCCCGCATTCTGAACCAACACCGCATTTTCACCGACGTTTGCACGGGTGACAAAACCAATGGTGGTAGTTGCCGAAACAACAGCAACCTTGAACAGCGCATCCGGATCATCCTGCACGTAGGCAACGATGTCGGTGATGTTCGTAGTAGCTGCATAGAACTGCCGGAAAGTCTTACCGAAGGTTGGGTCCGTATAGGAACAACCAAGGAAAACGCCAACAGGAGTAGCAGTGTCGGTACCGACGTCCTTCGCCAGAGTCCCAGTGCTAGCCAGCTTCACGACGTCACCAAAGAAGATGGCGGTCGAAGAGTTGGTTGCAATCGGAATCAGTCGAGTGGCGCTAGCAAAGACCTGCCCACCGATCAAATTGATCGGAATCAGACCATACGGGCCTGACACAGAAGGATATGCCATTTTCTAAACTCCTAAGTTATCTACCATTACCGAACGACGTCTTGGAACTACGCTCTCTAAAGAGCGGCATCCTCGGGTCGTTATCTCGCATGAAGTTGTTGTCTACAGAGTCAATCTGGGCACGGTTTTGAGCGGCAAAGTGTTCCTTGCGCTGTTTAACGAACTCAGAAGGCATCTTACACAACAGCAATCCTGCGACTTCGACGTTGTTTTTATAGCGGCTGTCTGGGTCCACCATCATCTGGAACTGAGGTTGCTCTTCAATACTAACGGGTTCCCAACCTTCTCTCGTTTTCGACGAGATATTGCGGGGGTCAGCCACGCCAGCATTTGAAACACGAACCCACCGATACTCATATCCGGGCAACTTATCAGGTTCAGGCAGCGTAGATGCTGGCTGCCAGCTTTTAGGTCGCTCAGTTTGTTCACGGCTTTGACGGGGTGCACGCACCACATCGACCTCATTCAGTTCGTCCATAAGCTTATTCTGTACCATGATTAACGCTCCATCTTCATGACTTCCCGAGCATATTGCTCAGGGGTAAGACCCAGTTTTCTTGCAATCATAAGCTGGGATTGTTTCAACACGATCTTTTTGGCGGATGTGCTACGCGAAGCTGGTGCAACCACAGTTGCAGATTTGGGCCTCGGGGTGTCCGAAACTTGCTTCTCTGACTCCCCAAAGTATTCGGGGAAGCGCCGACTTATCGTTTTGTCGATAGCCTGCCAATATTCGTCGGTGCCCACAAACTGTGGACCTCGTTCCCTCTCCAGCTTCTGGTGAAGCCCAAGAGCAGAAGCCGTCATCTCCGGATCAGTTCCCCACCACGTATTGCGCTCTTGCCACGCAGTCGTTTTAGGGTCCACTTGCGGTATTTGGACCTGCTGTTGGGGTATTTGTATGTTATCTTCTGCGGCTTGTAAAGTAGGTTTATAACCCGCAAGTTGTTGAAGCCTATATTGTACATTCGTAAGCTGTTCCTGTGCTTCAATAACGCGTTCAGAGTCACCTGCTTCATACGCATCTTTGTAAGCACGGCGGGCTTCTTGAAGCTCAAGTTCTGCTGACTGCTTAAAACTACCAACAAGGGTCTGTTCACCTTCAGAGAGGGTGCTTCTCAGTTGTTTGTTCTCAGCAAGGACGCGCTGCATC